CTGAGCTTGTTTTTATAACCTCTAATTTGGCTGATCCTGATCTACGAGAAATGAACAACCCTGAAGCAGTGCTTCGGAGAAGAGATTTCGTAGTGAGGGTGAAAGCCAAACCTGAATTCGTGAAGATGAGTCACAAGTATGGAACTGGGCGAATTCCATCTGCTATACTTGACAAGGAGAAAATACGTCGAGTCTTTGGTACTGAGAAATTGCTTCACACTGATATATACTTATTCCAATTGGAAAATAACATGAATCATGATCCGATGTCCGAATGGATATCGTATGAGGAATTGTGCGAAATCCTGTTGGATGCGTATGTGCAGAATGTGAGGCAAGGTACTCGGTACATTGATGAGATGAAAATTCGTGCTCGAGAAAACATCTTGGCACAGATGGGAGAGTATGAGCGAGTGAGTTGTGAGAGACAACTCATTATTCGCTTCCAAAGTCCGTTTACTAGGATTCAGGCATTGGGGTTTCTTTCACAAGTGGATGCTTTGTTAGATGAAGATGGTGAAACATCGAATTCGGCGAAGTTGAGACGAATGAAAGGAATCTTAATGTCCAGTCTAGCTATGACGGATGGTTTGCCAAGTGATGCTCTCAATCTTGAGTGTGTTAAGTGTCAAGCCGCAAGTTTTGTCACTCGGAGCTGGCATAAATTCAGACAGTGGTATAACAATGAGACTTGCCCACATCAGACTATTGGAACGTGTGAAGATTTGATCAATGGAGTTAGGTCTTATGCAAATAAGACTTTATCCTTTGTGAAAAGAAATGCAACTTCAATAGTTGTGGGTGCCGTTGTTGGATCGCTGTCTGTGTGGATGCTGACTAAGAGTGACAAGAAAGAAATGGAAGTAACACCTGTAGAAAGAATTGTGGAGGCTCAATCCATGTATGAGAGAGATGGTCCTCGTATGACAAAAGTGATCAGTAAGAGATTCAAGACCCGAAGTAGGAGATTGAATGCTGAGTATGGAAAGAATATCGAGGATGCATTAAGCAAACTTCTGAAAAAGAATCAATTTCTGGTCACATGTGAGCGAACAAACAAATCTGTGAATGCTCTCTTCCTTGTTGGGAAAACTTGCTTGTTGCCATTGCATTTTCTAGAACATCTGGAAAATGGTGAGAAGGTTGTGTTTTCTAATAAGGAAGTTGGAGTTTTTGCAGAGATGTTTGATGAGAGTAATGTGTGTGCTATGGAAGAAACGGATGTTGCGGTCTATTCAATTGCTTCTCGTCTGTTGCCAAGTCGCCCTGATGTGCGAATGTTGTTCGTACTTGAGAGCGAGTTGACGAAGACGAGGAGAGGAGAATTTGTGTTACAGCATCTTGGAATTAATACCACACGCATTCAGGCTCGTGGTCTGGCACTTGAAGAAATCTTTGATCCAGAAGATCAACCATTGACATATCATGTACCTGGTGGAGCTAAGGACATCAAGCTTGTGAAAGGGCATGTGTACTTTGCGACTACGCGAGAAGGCCAGTGCGGATCCCCTGTTATATGTGCAAATGAAGGCATCAATGGTTGCATTGTAGGAATACATGTAGCTGGTACTGCTGGAGGCACAAATGACATGGGATTTTCAGCATTGGTCACTCGTGAAGTTGTATATGAACTGTGCAATGTAACTAGTGAACTGGAAGCTCCTGATGTCACCATACCATTGAGTGAGGTAAGCACACCAAGATGTCAAATGGGGGAAGTTCCATATGAACATATTGGAGTGCTGAATCAATCATGGATGATGACAGGTATGGTGAAAACCATGCTTCGTGAATCACCAATTCATGATATGGTGACAGTGCATAAGACAGCTCCAGCTCGTCTCAAGCCATT